CTTTTGTTTTTTGACCCAATTGGGTAAGCAAACTAGACATAATATATAATCCTTTGTTGTGGGTTAGTTGTGTTTAAGAAAGTTATAAGGAGAGCTAATAGGTGTCAAGCAACAGGTTCAGTTATTAGAATGTCGCCAAGCTCTGTTGTTAAGCTATCTCCATCTTCTGCAAGTATATGTGTAACAGTAGGTACATTCCCGCCAAGTTCAATGATCTTCCAATCTGTTCCGTCGTCAATCGCCAGACAAGGACCACCATTTCCGTCACCATCTGTTACATAGATAACACGACCGGATGTACCGTTTTCTGGTAAAGCTGACGCTAGATACGATCCAAACTGTATAGATTGCGATACAGACAGTGAGCCACTTATCAACCCTCCAGACTTATCAAACTTGTTATCAAGCTTGGCTTTAATCTTCTGACCGAGTTGTGTAAGTAGACTGCTCATCCCTTGGTGTTATAACTGTAATTACGGAGCGGTCAAGGCATCAAGGAAGTCTTGGTAATCACCTACCTCCTCTTCACGAGCATCTAAGAAGTACGGCAAAGAGTTCCACGCAGTCGTCCCATCTCCGATCTTAATCCTGTTCCTAGCTGAGTCTAATTCGATTCCCAGCTCTCCTTCAAGTAATATTGGGTTCTCAGTCGTCCACTCGCTAGAAGTTCCTCTACGTAATTGTATGCGTTTTGTAAAACTAGGCATCAGGTGATCCTCCGTCAAAAGTATCTATATCTGCTTCTACTACTGCTCCTCCACCGTCAACAGTAACAAAGAATGGATCACTCTCAAGAGTAGTTACTTTACCTTCCAACTCTACTGATTTCTCTTCATTCTCTTTTGCTTGAGCAGCAGATGCAGCAGCAACCGTTCGTTGTTGAAACGATAAAGGATGAGGACGGGCTATAGGACGTCTAGGCATTGGTTAACACTTCCAACGACGAAGAGCTAAAGCTTTACGAGTAGGACGACCTTTACTGTCTTTCATCGGTCCCTTTACGCCAGACATCCGAGCACAGAAGGAACGCTTACGTGGACCACCTCCGGGCTGTGGGGCTTTCAACTTAGAACCAGTAGCTCTATTGTACTTCCGTCTACCTTTAGCAGTGAGTCCGCCTTTCTTGCTTTTCTCACCTCTGCCTATGGACAACGATACGCTCACTTCTTCTTAGGGAACCCACGCTTCATATTAGCGTAAGCCTTTGGAGAGATGGTTGACTTCTTCTTACTACGGCTAATGCCCAGCTTCTTTCTTCTGTTAATGTTTGCGTATAATCCTTTTGGCATGGTTACTTCCTCATTAATAGTTCCATCATACGATCCAGCTTACCGTGCATCTCGTTGATAGCTTGTTCTACTTTACCGATCCTACTTTCAACAGCAGCATCCCGCTCTCTCTGTGCAGCTAACTCTACCTCTATCTTCGTAAGTCGTTTATCACCAATGTCTAAGCGTTGAACTATGCGTTTAATAATCCACCCGACCACACCAAAGGCGACTACAAGGATGGTGTTAAGAAGACTGGAGAGGGAGTCGATCATCGTACTTGTACGTTACTCATATCTTATAGTTTTAAAGCGGGTTTTAAGCGTTATTTACTTCCGGTGAAACTTGACTTATCTGTATAGCTTTAGTCCCGTCAAATCTAAATAGTATTGTGACTTGGTGACCATCAGACGGTGTAGTTATCGTTGATGATTGAACTTCAAAAGTGCTACTACTAAATGTTGGGTTCGCACTTACAGCTCCACCGCTTGTGTTTTTAATACTTAAATAAAACAACTGACCAGCTTCCCAATTCTGAGGTTTACTCTTATCTAAATTAAAACCGTAAGCCGTGTCACTTGTTACTTCACATATAAAATTACCTGATGTATTAGGAGTTAAATAAGCTCCGTCTAATTCTGCAAAGTTAGCTTGTGTAACATCTATATACCAATTAGTAGCGTTTAGCATTATACCTTGTACACTTGACCAATCGCTGTAATTTATACCTATTCCGTTTATCTTAGAATTTGAATCGTTATCAAACACATAAGGTAAGCTTTCAATCCAATTGGACTCAAATCGAGAAACATTGGAGTTTATAAGCGAACAAAGAGCAGTATCTGTGGCATTGGTTAATCCTGTGATGATGTTATTGGAGAAGCTTATGTTATGGCAGTTCTCTAATTTAAACATCCTACCCGACGATACGCTGGTAGAAAACTCGTCTATTTCGCAGTTTACAACTCGCAAGCTTCTGATTACCTGAGTTAAAGGAGTGTCAGTAGTATCTACAACAATCACACCGTCACGCCCAATAAATGTACATCTTTCAAAACTTACAGTTTCTATTCTTTCATCTTTTACGTGCAATATAGTCCAAGGGTTCGTTCCCAAGCTTCCTGAAGAACTGCTACCTATGAACGTACAGCGAGTAAACTCAATAGGCGTGATTCCGTTAGATGTACCCTGTCCGTCAATATCTATAAATTTATCCGCAGTCCTACTGCTACAATGCACTTCATTAAAACTGCTATAACCTAACCTGTGACCGTTTGAACGAATAACGGATCGAGTAAACAAACCGCCACCGTGGAAGAACACATTATTCATTACGAGGTCGATGTGACCTGCATTAAGCTCTAAAAAGTCAGTAGCATTCCCGTTACTTTCAATACCTACATACGCAAAAGTGTGCTGTGCGGTCGATACCCTAAACATAGGATCAGCACCACCCGTCCACACTAGAGTAGAAGCAAGCCTTGTTGAACCTGTTCTTCTACCTTTAAGGTGGCTACCCATTATTCCAACGCCTGTTCTAGTAAGCTCTAAAGTCGTATTAAACGCAAAAACACCCTTACCAAGTTCTCCTACATTTTTAGCATCAGCATTTAAGTAGGCAATCCACGCCTGTAGTGCAGTAGTGTCGTCAGTTGTTCCATCTCCAACCGCTCCAAAATCATACGGAGTAAGTACCTCGCCAAACCGATCAGCAAGACTCCTAGCCCGTGTTGAACCTAGTGCTGTAACATCGTACCCGCCAAGCGATACAATAGCAGGACTACCGCCAAGAGCTATAGCTGCATCTACTGTTTGATCGGTGTACGCTTTATTAGCAGCGTCAGTAGCATCTGTAGGAGTACCAAGGTTTATTATCTTGTTACCTTCAGCGTCGTAGTTTGGCAGTCCTTTCTTTGTAAGTTGTTCTCCTCCTTGACCTTCTGACGCTTCCTGAGATACGAATAGGTTATGTTTGTACGACTCGTCAAGTTCGCTCTCTGTAAGCACAGAACCATTAACAAAGTCTACAAGCGGGGAGAAATCACCACGACTATCACGATATATCTTAATGGCAGAACCTGCAACAGGAGCCGTGTTAAAACGAATCTTAGTGGGAGTAGGTGATGTTACGATAGTGTAGTTAGTAACTAAAGTACCGTTTACCTTGACTTTGACATGTTCGTCTCTGAGGTATTCAAAAGAAAAGTTGTAGTCAGTCTGAGAGGCGACCGCTGTGTAATCTACGTAGGTGTTAGCCATGATGTTAAGTGTATATTATTAATTATTGAGTGAGAAGAGCAAGTACATCTTCACGTTGCATACCTTCTTTTAACCCTGCTCTTGCTGCTGTAAGTTTTGTATATTGTTCTGCTAGTTCAGGAAACTCAGATAACATCTGTCTTTTAGCTTCTTTTCTGTACTTAGTTAACAAACTATTTATCTTCGTAACTCTGGGACTTTCTAAACCGGGTTCTGATACAGGAGTTAAGCTTTGATAGTTTCTACTTTTTACTAATCTAGTTAAAGCTTTACGCAGTGTTTCTCCTTGTATTTTTACAGATTGTAATAACTCTAACTGTCTATCGTATGCTGTTTGTCCGTTATCATTTTCATGTGCAAGCATATCAATTTGACCACCTAGATTAGGGGGAGGCTGTCTGAACGCATGGTTTAAGGATGCCATCTCAGCTAAAACAGGATCATCCTTAAACGGCGACATTGCTATAGGATTAATAAACCCAGTACCCATCCACTGCTCTGCTAAATATTCTTCACCTAATAAGTTACGTTTTTTATCTAAACCGCTTCTAACACCTAACTTACGAGCGAACGCATCTCCAACACTCCGAACTTCTCTTAATGCTTGTGTGTCGTAATCAGCCATCTGAGATATAACATTAGGAACAAATGAAGAAAAGAAGTTCTGACCAAATTTAGCCATGTATCGATCGGGATCACTAAGAGCGTCTGTAAAGTTTTGAATACCAGCTAAGTAAGATTTATTAGTAGCGTTCCTTGTAATACTTAAAGTTAAAGCTAAAAATGTTCTTTCAATTCCAGACTCATCAAAAGCTTTAGGCTCTCTCAAACCTACCTCTACAAGGTCCGCACCTACACCTAATAACGTAGCTAACGGGTCTAGCCTTTGATAACTATAATAGGTATCTCCTATTTTAATACTGTAGGGTCTCCAACCAGTAGCCATCAAAGCTTGTTTTTTCTTGGGGTCTTTAGGTCCTCCTCCAGTAATGTACTCTCTATTATTATAGATTGTATCTACAAAGACTCCGCCAACCGCAATTCCTGTCATCATTTTTCCTACAGCTTGCGATCTTCTTATAGGGTCTCCGCTTTTTAAATCAGCAAACAAACGTTGTCTCTCCTCTTTTAATACAAATACGCCCGGTGTTCTTTCAAAGGCATATTTTAATATATTAGTAGGAGTGCGAACGAACGGTAATACTAAGCGTAACATAGGTAATTTATTAGTAGCTTCTTGTAGTACTTTACCTAATGTTCCTTCTTGTAAGTCCCTAGTAAATGTTAAGTACTGTGCTTCGTCTTGTGCGTACTGTATTAACGATGACTTGTTTTGATCGAAGTTTTCTTTTACGTACCTCAATATAAACTTATCTTTATCAGTACCTTTTAAGTTCCTCTTTGTTGCTAATTCAGCTGCTTCTCTAGCTAAACCTTCTTCGGAACCCATGCGTCCACCTTCAGTAATAACACCATCTAATGTATTGTGTATATGTTCAGCTAATCTTTTAGGGTCTTTTATTCCTTGTTGTATGCCAGACATAGCTGCTTTTAATCGAGCTGCACGACGATAAGCTAACTGTTTAAAGAACTCATCAGAT